ATCTTATCTCATTAAATGCCCCAAACGGTATCCCCCATTTCCTAACAAAATTACGATTTGAAGATACTTCATATAGTCTTCTTTCTTTTTTATAATCATCACTGAATCTGGATGTCTGTGAAACAAAATGATATGTGATTGCACAGTCGGTAGTTTTTAACTTATACCCTTTAAGTTTCGCTCTAACTAAAAAGTCATCATCTTCTGAAAATGCTGGAACAAAACTAAACCCATCAAAACCACCGATATCGTCAAACATCTTCTTTGTTCCACACATAAAGAAAACGGCACCATCGTATATTCTACAACTATCTTTATTCTCATCAACATAATCATCAAACAATTCCTGATTGAAATCGTTAAACGATGAACCACAATCCATTATCACTTTACCTGGTCTTTTATGTCCGGCAAATATTGGAGGTTCGATAGTGGTGTAAGATTCTAATTGCTGAGTTATAAGTGTCGGAAAATGTTAATCTTTCGTCATCGTGAAAGTAAGAAAGATAATCATCTTCTAAAGACTCTAACCATTCCTTTGTCCCATCACTTGAACCCCCACTACTTATCACCAATGGTGCGGTCGGATATTGTTCACGTAACCTAAGATAACATTCTTTAGTTAAGTCTAACTTATTTAATACTGATAATACTAACGTTATATTCATATTTGGGTATTTACAAAATTCAATGCGGATTCAATTACCTGATGCATATCATAATACTTATATTCGGCTAATCTACCACCAAAAAATATATTATCCAATTTTTTGGTCTCTAATTTGTACATTTCATATTTTTCATTGTTATCTAAATCGTTAACAGGATAATATGGTTCGGTTTTACCCACAACATATTCAGTTGGATATTCCCAGGTAACCCACGTAGTGTCGGTTTGATTATTTTCGAAATGTTTATGTTCAATAATTCTTGTATGTTCTTTACTCTTTTCGGTAAAATTCATAAGAGCAGTACCTTGGAAGTTGTCGGTTTCTAAATGTCTATGATTAAACTTGGTTGTTTTATATTCTAATTCACCATACTTGTAATCAAAGAACCTATCAATTGGTCCTGTGTATATAACTTTATCATATTCAGGTAATTCATCAGTGAAGTAATCCGTGCTAAGTTTAACATCGATACCATCTAATAACTTTTCAAAAATTTGAGTGTAACCACCGATAGGGATCCCTTGGTATGTGTCATTAAAGTAGTTGTTATCGTAAGTAAATCTCACGGGTAACCTTTTGATAATTTCTTTTGGTAAATCTTTAGGGTCCTTTCTCCACTGTTTCGCAGTGTACCCTTTAATTAACTTCTCGTACACGTCACGACCGACTAATTTAATTGCTTGTTCCTCTAAATTTTGAGGTTCACCGATATCTTTAGATTGTCCATCAATAATGTGTTTCGCTTGTTGAGGTGAAATCACACCCCACAACTTATTGAATGTCCACATACTAAAAGGTAATGAATATAGTTCACCCTTATAATTTGCAACAGGACTTAACCTAAAGTTATTAAATTCAACAAATTGATTAATCCAATCCCATACTTTTTTATTCGATGTATGGAAAATGTGCGGACCATAAGTGTGGACATTTATTTCATCTTTTCTTTCAGTGTGACAATTTCCACCGATGTGATTTCTTGAATCAATAACCAACACTTTTTTACCTGACTTAGTCAGTTCGTGAGCACAGATACTACCAAAGAATCCTGAACCCACTATTAGATAATCATACTTCATATTTTTATAATACGTTTTTATCAAAAATCTGTAACATCATCCTTTCAAATTCCCAAGGAGAATGTTCTCTTTCTTCAGTTATTTTTAAACACTTCCCATAAAATGAAATGTCTCTCATTCTTATTTGTTCTTTAGTTACACAAAATAAACAACCAGCAACAAATGGGTAATCATTAATCGGTGGAGACACAAATAAAGACGACCACAAAGTGTTAATATCTAAATCCCCAAAATGGTGAGGTCTACCATTTGATTTACTAACTAATTTTTGGTTAAACACACCATTACTAAAAAAATAACAATCGTCAACACTTAATTTACTATTAGATAATGAATCTGGAAAGGTATTCAATATCAAATTATAATCTTTAACGTGGTCAAATGGTTCACCCTGAGTGAAAAAAACCCAATCAGATAAATTATCATAATTTGAAACGATGTGGTGAAAATAAGTATGCATTTCCCTACCCACATTATTTAACTTAATTGTGTTCGGTACCTCCACATTAGATTTATTATAAATTGTAATTTTACAATCTTTAACGTCGGATAACCAATTTAAGTTTTCCCTATAATACGATACTACTAATTCTTTAGTCATTTAAATTATTTATATACTATTGTAGAAATTGTTTTGTTTTTCTTGTTTTATGATGTCCTTATTATGTTCAATACAATAAGATACTTCATCAGAAGGTAGTAACGAATAATATTTAACGTTACCGATTCTTTCGTGCACCTTACCTTCCCACATTTGACCTTTCTTATAAATTCTACCTTGGTAATCGGGTTTGTTGATTATTGGTTCATAATATTTAAATTTTTACGTTTGCCATAATATCCTTTTTTAATGTTTTCTTCCCACGTTATGAATTGTAAATTTTTTATGTTTGCGATATCCTCTTCCGATATGTTATTGTCAAACCCAAATTTTATATCGATTATATGGTCAATTTGATATGCGCCTTCCACTCCCATTCTTCCGTGTTTTTTTTCGTCATATCCATCAATTAAATGTCTAATCTTTGACGTTAACTTGTGAACTTTATGTTGATATTTTTTAAATTCGGTATAATTTTCACCGTACTGATTCTTATAAACTCCGTTTTCCCACCTTAGTTTAGAATGGTGAGATATGATTTTCTTTATTTCCTCAGTATGTTTCTTCCCTGTCCTTTTTTCACTTATAGATTTTACAATCTCATTTGTGTCTTTATTTAATCCCTTATTCCAAACTGTGTACCCACCATCAAACTTTTCTTTCCACGTGTTTGAAACCTTTTCACTCATTTTTCTGATGGTGTCATTCGTTTCTTTAGTCTGGCCCTTCATCCAACCACAGCCACATTTTTGACATTTACTGTTTCTTTTTATCCCACTTTCGTAACCTTGATATGATTTATAATTTATAATTTCATCACAGGATGGGCAACTTCTCTCAAATTTAAAATCTTTTGGATATTTTCTCATATATTCTACCTTGTTTAACTATAATAAATACAGTTAAATTTCAGTTTCGCTGATGATAAATCCATTATCTTTTAAAAATTTATATTCGTTACTTTGAGTGTCTACAATTTTTTCTTTTATATGGTAATCAGATTTAGATGTGGACCATCCCCATCTATCGATGTGGTCTTGAGTAATCCCCTCAACAGTATTAACACGAGGTATGAAAAATAATTCAACTTCAGGATTCAAAGATATGATTTCTGACACATTTTTTACCATATATTCCGAAATCATTTCGTCAGCGTCTAATTGAAAAATATAATCCCCATCACAATATTCATTTAATTTATTTTTCCAATCGGCGAAGTTATTATCAAAATCAAAACCTCTCCACGTTTGAACGTTAGGTAATTTATTAAATTCTAAAAGAAAATCGAGTACATCTTGGTCACCATTTTTTTGGTCAAATAGTACAACGATTTCATCATTAATTCGTTTATGTTTTAATAAAAACGGAACCAATCTTTTTATTTCTTCTATTTCATTACAAACGGTAATTGCAAAACTTATTTTCATAAACTATTGATATAATTTTTTAATCTATTCTCAGGAGACCAACCTAAACGATCAATCGCATCATTATTTTCCCTTAACGTAATTCTATAATTCCCTTTTTGATCATCAACGTGTACCTTATTACATCCGAATTTTTCATTAAACATTTCATATACCTCAAGTATTGAATAATTTGTCCCAGTTCCCAATTCCCAAGCGTCTTCGTGGTTTTCATTACCCACACCCACTCGATATAGACCGTCTACAATATCAACAACGTGAGTGAAATCTCTTCTTTGATTTCCATCTCCCACAATTGTAATTGGTTCACCATTGGTAATCTGTCTTCTCCATATACCGATAACCGCAGCCCAATCACCATTTACAACTTCATTTGGACCATAGACATTGTAAAATCTAACAATCTCGATATCCATATTATAAACCTTACGATACATTTTACAAATCTCCTCACCCATATGTTTGTAACAAGCATATGGTGATTGAAATGGGTCGTGCCATCTCGATGAGGAACCAGCATATACAACTTTAGCATTTATTTCTTTGGCGAACGAACACACCCTTTCAGTACCAATTGTGTTAACTCTAAATGTTTCCGTTGGATTTTTAAATGACGGTTGAATCCTACTTAATCCCGCCAAATGGTATATCATATCGAAGTCTTTATCCATCAAACCAATCGATTCGATGTCACCCGTATGGTATTTACAACCATCTACTTCGTTTTCCTTTAATCCACTATCGTAGTTGTCGATTGATTCTACGTTATGTCCTTCTGACAATAATCTCTTAATAAGGTTAGTTCCAACGAAACCCGCACCTCCAGTTACTAAAATTTTCATATTATATTCTTGTATTTTCGTTTATTATTTCATTTGTTAGTCTTCTTATAATACCATCATCTATTGTTCTTGCAATTTCATCTGACATTAACCTTATCATTGTCTCTTCGGCATCCACAGTGTTGTAACCGACCAAATCGTTCCAATTATCATCCACCCAATCAACGGTTAGAGTTGGTTTACTTATGCCAACAAAGAATTTAAAATTTCTCATTGTCTTTCTCTAGCAAATAATTTAAATCTTCTACCATTGTTATTAAATTCTATGTTACCACCACCACTTGGTGTTATTGTAAATGTTAGGTTATCATTACTATTTGTAAAGACAAATGGTTCCTCGTCATCAAATTGGAAACAATACTCATTGTTTACGTGAGCATTATTTCCAATTCTTAAAGTTGCCATTTGTAATGGTCCTAAATCCACTAATTCTATAATCTTACCACGGAAAAACTTAAATGACATTATTTAACTTTTGTTAATTTAGGTAAAACCAATTTATGTTCCTTTGGTTGGGAAGTATTTTGATTCAGAATTGTCTCAAACTTATCTTTCATATTATCCAACGTAAAGTTTTTAGAATTAAAAACTCGAAGTTCTTCCGATTTCTCTAAGAACTTATCATAATCTTTTTGCACTAATTTTAACACTTCAGCAAATTCGTTATAATTAGCGGTGAACCATTTTGAACCTTTTATTATGAAATCATCAATTGAACTTTCGTGAACCTCAGTTAAGGAACCACCAACCATTATTGCTTTATCCATAGGTAAGAAATCTTTATGTCCTGACCAGTTAGATGCTATTACCGGTTTACCCGTCATCGTAAATTCCAATAAAGGTCTTCCAAATCCTTCACCCTTAGTTATAGAAACCATTGCTTTAACTTTAGGGTGATTGTATAATTCATTCATCTCTTGATTGGATAACTCACCAAATAACAAATAAACTGACGGTGGGGTATCGGTTCCACTCATCTTAACGACACTTTCTATCTTCTTTCTAAACTCTTCACGTTGTTTTACCGAGAAAGATGCTGATGATGTTTTAAGTATTAACGCGGGTTTAACCTCTTCATCTTTAAATGCTTCAACAAAACATCTAATCATCATACCAATATCTTTACGGTCTTGACCAATATCACCTTTCAACCAATGACCCACAAAAAGATACGCAAAATCTTCAACAATATCAAATTCAATACCGTTATATTTGTTATTAAAAATCGATGTGTCAACACCTTCGAATAAAACGGAAATAGGTTTTTCAATTCTATATTGTTTTATTAGTTTACCTGTATTGTTTTCAGTTTCATTATAAACTGTTTGTAATAACACATCTCTCGAGAATGTTGACGTTGTGATGATGTGATCCATTCGATTACATCCATCAACCCAACTTTTAGGTGCAACTGTGGTTTCAATTCCAGCTGTCACACCAATATTAACTTTACCCATTCTTTTAAACTCATTCGGTACTGTTACTTGAACGTACACGTCAGGTTGTGAAGAAATGTTGGTAACTATATTCTCACGAATCCAACTATGGAATTCATTACCCTCCTCTAAAGCTGTTAATGGGGTGGAACCCCAAGCGCAACTATCAATTTTAATGTCAAATAAATCCATTTTATATAGAGACTCAAGTAAGTCCCTTGAATGTGCACCATAACCTGACCTTGTCATTACTGGTCCTCTGAATAATAGAAATTGTTTACTCATATTACTTTGTATAAATCGAATTTTTTTCTTGGTACGAACTTATCAATTGCGGTATCAATACCATCAATCATTGTGTCGCACATTATTTTATGTGATAGATTATTAATCATAAATTCTCTACCTTTTAAACCTCTTGATTTTCTTTTCTTCTTACCCCAATCGTATACAATTTTGATTGAATCGGCAACGTCCATATCGTTAACTCTATCATCAAAAATGTATGGAGTTGGAACTGAACCATTAAGATTATTTGCCACTGGCCAAACAGGTACACACCATTCACCGTTGTTAACTAAATGAAACGATTTTTCTTTAATGTGTAATGAACCTAATTGAATATAATCCTCAGCCTCGAAGTTGAATCCCATTTGGTCTTGAAGTCCACCTGTGACGTTTGCAATTATAGGTGTTCCAGACATTAAACTCTCTGCAGTTGTTAATCCGAAACCTTCGTTATTTGCGATGTTAATGGTACAATCGACTAAATTGTAAAGTTCATTTAATTGTGTTTGTTCTAACTTAACTCCGGTAAATTTAACATCATAAGGACAAAGTGAGTCAACAACAGCTAGTAAATCTGTACCATTCTCATCCACAGGGTTAGTGTGCATTAATAATAGACACTTATCAGCCTTTTCCTTCGGTAATTTATCACAAAATAATTTATAAGCATAAATTACATCACTTGGTTGTTTTCTTCTTATGTTCCTATTGTTATAGAATAAAACGAAGTCATATTTTTTACCATTATAACTAAATTTTTAATGTCCTCACTAATTTCATCTAATGGTTTAAATGTTTCTGGATTAATCCCGTGAGGAACATAACTCACTTGCCAATCTTCTAAAGGTTTGTAGGTTGTTTTATCGGTATTCTTTCCTACACGATTAACAATACCATATGTTTGTTTTGAGATACAACCAATCCAATCACAACTCTCATAGTAATCCCTATTGTACATTGGGTCAGGTAGATTATCCCAAATATGATAATATAAAATTGGTACTTGTTGTCTTATCTCGTGTTCGTTATCGTATAACCACTGCCAGTAATGTGGGTCGGTAAAATGTAAAATAGCGTCAGGTTTCTCATCGGCAATTAATTTACGGATAATCCCAATATCACCATAACCATTATATGGTACGATTTTTAAATTTGCATCCTCAATACCAGTTCTTTTTCTTACATCATCATTCACATCGATAATCTTTCCGATTTCAGGATGTTTCAAAGAGGCACCTAATTGAACCCAATCGTATTTGTGTAATGTACCCATCACAATTTCCTTAGACATTGTTGCAATTCCAGATGTCATTCTTAAATCATCAGAAAGTAATAAAATTTTCTTTTTCATTTAATTAAAATTTAGAACCACTAGTGGCTAATCCATTATGACTATTGATAGTCTCCCTAAACTTTTCGTCTTTATTGTATAAGTCAAGTGACCTATTTACCATTTTTTGAAGATTGATAGATCCTTCAATCGACCTAATTTTAAATTTCTTGTAAACATCATCTAATATGTTCACACTAGTTAATTTAGTATTTGATTTCATATATAAAATTTTATATACAGATAAGATAAAAAATATCGGACCGAAGCCCGATATTGATTAAATATCATTATTTATTGTCGTTGTCCAAATTGTTCAATTTGTCTACGATTTTGTTTACCAAATCCTCTTGGGTTTGGGTTGAATCTGGTTTAGATTCGGTTAATTTGATTGTTACGTTTTGGGTTTGTTCCTGATTAGTAACTACTGGTGTTTTTTTCTTGCATCCACAACTCATTGTAATTGGTTTTTATATTTAGTTTATTATTTTAAAATTATGTTTGTAACAGGTTTTTCTTATTGAACCTTTATTACCTTTACCATTATTAAGTTTAACCCCTCTTAATGAACTCGAAAGTTTCATTCTTACTGTTCTAGGGTTACCATTTGCAAATCCATTTTTAATTAAATAGTTAGCACCTTCAACTAAGGTTTCAAATATATGTTCCTCCCCCGTGTCTATATTAGTTAACGAAAAGTTATTGAAATTACCATTTTTAACCATATTAAATTTTGACAATTTTAATTTAACTTCATCATTGTAAGTATTTCGTCTAAATTCATTAACTAATGCCATATTATATCCGAATTCTTGTTTATTCGAGTTATATTGGTTAATATACCGATTTTCCCTTTCAATAAGAAGATTGTAATCACATTCTTCAATTACTTCAAATTTAAAATTCTCTTGACCTATTTTATTATAAGAATTTTGTAAGTGTTTATTGTCGTGAATATTTTTATTTAACATCCAAAAATGTTTATATTCTCTATTTTGGAGATTCGTAGAACTACCAATATAAATCTTACCGTCCACCAAATTTTCTATTTTATAAATACCACAGGCCATATATTTTATAAATATTTTGGTTTATTGTTTTTTATTTCTTATATTTTTATAAAACTTAACACAAATAATTTAAAAAATCAATGGAAAAAGAGTTTAATCTCGTAAAAAGTGTATACGAAACCAACTACGATGTTATTAAAAACATAATGGAACTATACAAGATTGATAGGTTCGATTTGGATTGCACATATTCAACAGGAAATTTTTGGAAAGGACTACCAACCCCAACACATAAGACAGATTTATATCCATCTAATGACGAGACCATTGAGGCGAATTCTGAAAATTTACCATTCGAAAATGAGTCAATGAAAAGTATTATGTACGATCCACCGTTTGTTATAGTTGGTAAAACTTTTAAGGAGAATAAAGAAGGTAGTTCAGTAATTGCTAAAAGATTTTTCGGGTATACGAAGTACGACCATTTAAAAAACAACTATTACAATACATTAAAAGAACTATTCCGAGTTTGTGAAAAGGGTGGATTTGTTGTGGTAAAATGTCAAGACACAGTGTCAGGTGGGAAGAATCACTTTTCTCACGTAATGGTAATGAATATGGCGTTAGAGTTAGGGTTTTACCCAAAGGATATGTTCATATTAACCGCAAAAATGAGAATTAATAGTTTCGGTGGTAGATGGAATAAACAAGAACACGCAAGAAAGTACCATTCATATTTTTGGGTGTTTGAGAAGATTAAACCAAAGGTAAATTACGAATTACCAATCGTTGAAGATTAAGGATATATCCCAACCTTATCACCGACTTTAACGTCGGGACAAGTTCCACCTTCGAATTCAATTACGTGATCCCCAATACCAGTATATCTAGGTGGGTTCATTCTATGTACATCGGGAGGTGGACAATCACGATGTATTTGTGTTACTCTACCATTTAAAACAAAAACAATATCTAAAGGTATAAGACAATTTTTCATCCAAAAAGAATGGTGACCACGACTCATTTTAAAGACCATACATCCGTCTAACGATGTACGTCCCATCATTCCTCTTTGAATGTCTTCCGGGTTTGTTAAGTATTCCCCTGGGATATTTTTACCACCTATTGTTATATTCATACTTATAATTATTTGATTAATTCGTTTTTATTTTTTATATTTGTCATATGGAAAATATATTCGGAGGATTAATAGAATTCAAGAGCAAAAAGGAATTTGATTCGTTTATCGAAGAAATCGACAATGATAATGCGTTAAGGATAATCGAAATGTCTATTCTATATGGACAACAAAATGGTTTATATTCGTTAGAAGAATCCCATTCATTATATAAATGTTTAACTAAATTGAAAGAAAATGTATGACCCAACGGTAGATATGGAAAATTACAACAAGGTAAAGGATTTGGTGGTTGCCAAACTTGTTGATGAAGGTTTATTAAACCAAGATGATGCTAACGAATTTAATGACAGATGTCAAGTTCTGGTATATAAAGGTAAGTGGTTTAGTAAATGGTTCAATAAAAATATGAAATCAGAAACGAATAGCCCCGACACATATTACATAAGAGTCATTGAAATGAGGGATAAGGAAGATGAGGTTGATAAACTATTGAGAAGAACAACAGGGAATTACGATGAATAAGAAATATTATTGGGACTTCTTCATATATAACAAAAAACACCATTGGTTTATAATACCAACAATAGTTTTTTATTACCACAAAACCGAACAACTACACATTACAGAATCGTTACGTACGTTCGGTTTAACAATAAGATTCCTAACCTATATGGTTGGAGTCCAAATAGAACAAATGATAGATGAAGAAACTAATTTGTAAAATACGTGGACATAAGTACTCATATAACTTCGGTTGGATGCCGACCAAGTGTGAATGTACACGATGTGGTATGAAATGGAAGACCGTTAATAATCCAGAATATATCCCAGGAAAATCTAATATACTTGAAGTTGATTTACATCTTTGGGTTGAAGTTAAAGATGAACCAAATGAGTAAAGAACCTATTAACGAACTATCTTTAGAAAATTCCGATAGGATAATTGAAATGGCGTGGGAAGATAGAACACCATTTGAAGCGATAAAATTACAATTTGGTTTATGTGAATCTGACATTATAAAGTTAATGAGAACCAAACTTAAACGTAGTAGTTTCAATCGTTGGAGAAAAAGAGTTAACAGTGGGGTAAGTCAAAAACATTTAAAGAAAAGAAGTGACGAAGTTAATAGATTTAAATGCT